ACGATTAATAAATCGTTAGCTTTTGCCATATCTATGGTTTTTATTATTTTTAATATATATCACGTCTTATTATGCAAATATCTTAATATGTTAAATGCCTGCTAGAGGATCGTCTTCTTCGCCTCCCTCTTCTTTCTCGGCTTCCTTATCTTCTTCTTTTTCTTCCTCGGCGTCTTCAGTCTCTTTATCTAGATAATATTTAACTAGAACGTCCATTTCACCTTCGGCAAAAGCATCTTGTCCATACTCTTGAAAGAAGTAATCTTTGAATTCTTTTTCTGTCTTGGATGCTGTAATAGCTCCTAGAATTTCAGCTGATTTAATCTCAGGACCAGAGTCTAAAACAACTGGCTCTACATAAATATCGGATTCTTCGCCGGCTTTTAAAGCGTCTTCAGCAACGAATTCTTCGAATGTTTTAAAAATATTAATATCTGTTTTCATATTTTATATATCTCTTTTTCTAAATTATCTAGGATTAGATGCCCATTCCATCATCTTCTGGCTCTGGTTCTTCAGCTGCAGCCTTTTCAGCTTTAGCTTTGTAAGCCTTATTAGCTCTAATTTCATCCTCAGTTAATTTAAGGTATTTAGTAACAAGATATTCTTGGTCGAAGTAATATTCTTCTTCCATAGTCTCTTGGTTAGTTGTCATCAGAGAATCTCTCATACTAGAGATAAAGTCTAATCTCAGCTGCATGATTTCTTGGTTCTTTAATTCAGCAAATACATTCTCTTCATTGAATCTTAAAGCTACTTGAGTTTTAAATTGTGGATCGTCACTGAACTCTGGGTATTTAAGACACATTTGAATATAAAGTGGCTTAACTAATATCTCTTGGAATACTGATCTTAATCTATTAATAAACTTAGCGAATTTAATCTCATCTCTTACCATACCATCACCAGCTAGTGCATATTCGCCGCCATCGTCTTCATATAAGAATCTATTGTAAGGAATTTTTGATACTTGTCTTAGTTTATCATAGAAGTATTTAAGTGCTTCTGTATCATTTAATTCAGGACCTTCACCACCAAGAGTTTCAATTTCTGGTGTTTCACCATCTTTAGAAGGTAACCAATACTCTTTTGAGAATTGTAGCATTGGTTTACCGTCAGTGGTTAAGTTACCTGATTCGAAGTCAAAGTCAACAACTTCTTTATAGTTATTCATCAGTTGAGCTAACGATTGTTTTGCTCTTGTTTTAGATTTACCACCAACAGGGATAATAAACTTCATTCTGAATGAAGCGTTAGTCACCGCCCAGATTACTCTGGTGTGTTCCATAATTCTAAGTAGGTTAAACGATCTAATTAATCTCTCAACATAACTAACTCTTGAAGCAGTTGAAAGAGAAGAATAAGAAAGGTAAATGATTTGAGAATCATATAACACTCTTTCTTTTACTGGATCGTCTTTGTATTGAATCCATACCTTCTTACCATCGTCTTTATTAAAACCAGGCATTAAGGTTACTGGATCGATTTCTTTAAAACCTATAATTTCTTTTTGGTCTGGGGAATAAATTATCTCAAATGATAAGTAACCATCAACTAGGAATTTTCTAAAGAAGTACCATGCTGATTGTTCACCATTAAAACCAAAGTAGTGATAGATTTGTCTAAAGTATTTGTTTAGGTCTTTGTTAATTTCATCGGAAACATCTAGACCCATGATTGAAGGTTGTGCAAAGAAATTCTTTTCATCATATACAATTGCCTCATCACAAAGTATATCTAGAATATCTTCAACTTCATCGTTCATTGAGAATCTTCTCAACTCATCTCTTTTACCAGGATAATCAATATCAAAGAACGGTACGTTCTTCTTCATATTAATATCTGCCATGGATAGTGCAGCAAATGCACCATAAATATCATCATTGTCAAGGCCAAACGGGTTCATCTCTCTATAGCCAAACTGGTCTTCCATTGGACCAATTGCTTGAGATTGTCTAAGTACCATGTCGTCATAACGCATACCAAAAGAACTTAGCGTTTTCAAAGCATTTGAAAGGCTAAATGGTCTTGTGTTAGAACTGAATGGTCCGTTTCTTTTTTCGGTAAATCCTGCCATAATATAGTATTATTTCTGTTTTATATATCTCATTTATTTAAGTGGTTTCTGAACATTGCCCTGATAGCACCAACTCCCATGCCTTCTAACTGTAGAAAATCAGCAAGTGCGATTCTGGCCCAGTGTTCATATCCTACTACTGCTTGTTGTGATTTACGACTAGGGATATATTGTCTAATCGCAAAATCAAATCCAAATTTACCTAAAAAGCCCTTTGCACCATCATAACTTAATGATAGCGGAGCCTGGTTTTTAGCCGGTTTTCCCTCTTGTCCCTTTAAGTAACCTTTGAATCTTTCGTAAACTACATCTAGTAGTTCTTCTTTAATATTAGGTGGTAATAAGTTTAGATTAATGCCACAGTCATTATTACCTGCTGGGTCCAATGCTAATACACATGGATTTCTATCCCACTCTGTTGCATATTTAGGATCGTCGTATCTAAACACATAGACCTGTCCTGGTCTAAATCTTCTTGCCGTACTCTGTACTGCACCTTCTCTAATAGACTTCTTAGAATCTACGAACCAGGCTTCAGCAGCAGATTTTGCTCCGCCTCTACCGCCGGCATCTTTAGCTAATTCTTTTATGTTCTTTTTAACTTGTCCCATTATTTAAGTGTCTTTTCCGTTAACACGATAAATCTCATGTTACGACTTTCACACCATGCTTGCGCATATTTATATTTGTCAGTGTTCTTAACATATTGCTCTGCTAAAAACTTATACGATTCTAAAGCCTTCTTTGATTTCTTAAGAGGTGGTCTAGGTTTTTTAATTTGAGCTTCTGGTTTGATTTCAACTATAAACTCTTCTTCAATACCCTCTTCATTCTTGGTCTTCATATAGAAGTCCGGATAGTACTTTCGCTTTTTATTATCAATTCTAGAAATATAAGCAATTTCCACAGGTTCGCTTGACCACTTTAATACGTTATCTTTAGTATCACACATAATACAAAACTTTCTTTCCCATGAGGAACGATAAATGATCGGCGTTGGACCGATGTATTTGTCTGGATTTTGTGGCTCGTAATAGCCTTGTACAAAACCTGAATTCCCTCTGGGTTTTAAGTTCTTTATTGACATTATATATTAAACATTCCGCCTTCTGAACTACCATTATTGGTATTAATCTTATCCATCGACATTGTGTTCTTATATTTTTGTGGGTGGATTTTATTCCAACCTTTCGCATACCCTCTTTTTGCTATCTCTGTGAAATAAGCAAACGCGTTGGTATATTTGGGATTAAAATTACGCCAGTATTTTAAGAGGTCTAGTATTGCAAACTGTAAACAATCGTTTCTATCATCACTATTTACGTAAACTAATTTTCTTATTGCCCTCTCTGCTAATAGGATTAACATCTTCTCAGCGTCCTTTGTTAATTTATCATCCTCTAAAGACTGCACAATCTGATTGTAAAGATCTTTGTTATTTAGATAATTCTTTTTTCTCGGCACGTTTGTTTAATTTAATTTACCTTTATATGAAAAAAAGCCCGATTGTTTCGAAACGGGCTTTTAGTGGGATTGTGAAGTCTATATGATTAGACCGCTTCTTCTGAATCTAAAGCGATTTTGAATTTCTCAATTCTAGCAGGCTCGTCTTTAACGAACACTGTAAGTATATCATTCTTACCTGCATTTGTATATTCTAAAGCATCAACTTTCATAGCAGTATCGACAGTCATACCATCTGATTCTACTTTTAATTTAGCTGCAACATAACCGTCTTCAATATTTAGAAGATCTTCATTTTGCACACCAGCTAATTCTTCTGAAATTCTTTTAATTTCAGTTTTTAATAAATTATCTGCTGCTTTAATATCTGGTAGATTTCTATCAGCTTCTGCTAATCTACCTACTTGGTCATGTAAGAATGATAACATCTCATTGTAAAGATTAATCTTTTCATTCTTAGCTTTTCTTCTTTCTACTAGAGATTCTAAAACTTCAGCATATAATTCAGTAACATCAGCTCCTGTTTGTTCTGCTACATATTCTATAGCAGCATCAGCTAATAATTTTTTGAATTCTACAATTTTAGTATCATTATTCTTTCTGTAAATAAAAGCATTATTTTCTGCTTTCATAGAAACTACAGTGATTTGATCTTTAGTAGACTCTTCTACAAAATCTAAAACTTTGTAAGTATCAAAGTTTTCTGCAGCAACTTGGAATGCTTCTAAGATAGGTTTGTCTTCAACTTTGATATAACCTACGGTAAAGAATCTTTCTGCAAGTCTCTCTTCACCACCTAAAGTGATTTCCATTTTACCTGCAAAGAATTTATTTGATTCTTTTATATAAGTAAATTGAATTGCAATTGAAGATCTTTTAGTTTCGTTTAATTCTTCTTGAGTAGTTTCTAACTCTTTAGTAGCGGTCTCTAAAGCTTTTCCTTTTTTACCAGCTAATCTAAGTTCTTTAATTGACTCATTTAAGAAACTAATCTTATCGTTTAAGTCATTCATCTTATCGAAGTTTACATCTGCATTTTCTTCGATTTTAGAAATAGCTTGCTTATTGTTGTAATCGTAGTAGAATGAAATTCCATTCTCATTGATTGTAAATAAATTATTAGCACTAACTAGTGTATTAAATACATCGTTAGTTTCAGCTACTGGTTCTATATGAGATCCAGTCACTTTAAAGTTTGCACCATTAACATGAAAAATGTGACCATGGCCACTTTCAATAACTGGTGAAATAACTTTATTGTTTTCTTGATTTGCCATTTTTCGTATTTTATTTTCTATTAAGTATATATCGTCAAATTATTCGTCTATTTTACCTCCAAACGGATAGTCCCTTCCGGTGACTGAATAATTGTCTCCAAGTATTGGTTTAGCATCCTCTGAAGTAGCTACATTAGGACCTGGTCCGTTCTTAATTGTAAACATTCTATTAGACTGTTTTCTTCTTCTAGAAACTCTTTTAATTTGAGATTCTGTATTTTGTTCTTCACCAAATGTAGCTACTAATGAAAGATCTGTACATGAGAATCCACCTCCTGTCATAACCCATTGTAGTCCATTAGATTCCCACTTGGTACCTTGGTTACAATCATAATAAACATTAGGGGATATATTAGGATCTAAGAATCCATTTGGATCGTCATAGTCTCCTGTTATTGCATTAGCATAAGTAGTTCTAGTGAATTTTCTATAAGTATCTTCTTCAAAATCAAATGATGGGATAAATGAATTAATCTCTAGACTAAATGTAATTTTATGATTTGCTTTATCATCAAAGCTATATTCCACAGGTTTTTCCTGTGTATAATCATCTGGCATCATATACTCAGATGAGATTCTGTAAGTTCCCTCTTCTAAATGTCCTGCATCTACATTATAGAAATTAGCCTTGTACATTTTCTTTACAATAGCTTCTGTAACTTTAAATAAGTCTAATTGACTTGATACAAGTATTTCTACATCAACTCCAATAACACATGGAATCATTTCGAATTCAGCAACATAACCTTCCATTAGGCCTTCTTCATTCATCATTGAATATTGGCCCATATTTCTTTTATTAACTAATTTTGCAGGATCTACTGCAAATGAAGTTAAATTTACAATACCTCTTGGTACTTTATCATAATTACCATCTGCATACTGACCATCAGGGTCACAACCTGGTCCATTAACATTTGAAAATAGGAATGCATCTTTTAAAAAGTTCTCATCTCCTGAGACTGCATAAAAGAAAGGGACATCAACAACCACTCTCTCGTCGTTGCTAATTTGTCTCCAAAAACTCAGTTTACTATTGAGGTCTGCTAATAGACCAACAACTACGTGTCTAATAACTGAATCGTCTTTATTAAATTTAAGATTGTATGTTGCCATAGAGTATATATCACTCCATTAATCTATGTTCTCTATTGTAAATTTAGAGAATCCATTTTCTCGGTAAATTTCAATTTTCTTGTCAAAAATCTCATGTGGTAGTACCGAGTGATTAATTACGAATGTGTTTATTTCATGTTCTTTAATTACTTGATTTAAAATCTTCAATATATTGTAAACACCATCATGGTCTACTGAAGATAATAACTCATCTAAGAAAAGAAGGTTTAATTGTGGGAATCTTAATTTTAAGATTTTAATAATTGCAATAATAACAATAAAGTCTGCTTTCTTACGCTCACCAGTTGAAAGTGTCATTGGATTAATATCTTCACCTAAGTGATTAATAATACAATTGAACTTCTCATCAAATCTAATATGGAATTGTAAGTGCATGGTTTGTGCCATGGCTGCAATATTGCTATTAAGTCCTGGTAGAATGGTTTTAACTGCTAAATTCTTTACGCCATCTTCACCTAAAATATTCTCTACTATTTCCATAAAGTTATAGTCACCATTTAACTGATCTTTATTTGCAGATTTTTCAGCTTCTTTCTCTTCAAACTCTGTAATAAGACCTCTTAAGTGATCGAAGTCTGCACCCTCTGGAGTATCTTTTAATTTTAATAGTTCTCCTTTAAGACCTCTCATTGTTACCTTATTATCTGAGATCTGACCTTCTAAATCTAGTTTAGCAGTTCTAGCCTTTAAAACTTTATCTTGTAGAGCATCCATCTCTGTTTTAATAGACTTAATATCATTTGTACTGGTATCAATCTTTTCAGTAAAAGAATCTTTTTGTTTTACGTGCCAATCAGAAGTTAACTTAGTTTCACATGTTGGGCAATGTCCACTTTCATATAACTTTAACTTCTTATTTAGATAATCAATCTCTCTTTTAATATCCCCAGCCTCAGTTCTCTTTTCATTATATTCTTTATTGAACTTATTCATCGCATCTTCTTCCTTCGTACGATTAGCTTCAATATCTAATACAGTTTCATGTAGAGTAACTAATTGGTCTTTTAATTCTTGGATCTTAGATTTATTTGCAGTTTTAGATTCTGCAAGTAGAGTATTTAATTTACCTTTAACTGATCCAATTGAATTCATTATCTCATTTAACTCAGCATCATAAGCATCAATATCATATTTAATATCTCTACGTTCGTCTTTGATTTGCCTTTGCATATCATTAAGAATAGAGAATCCAAACATTCTATCGATAATCTGCTTCTTGTCTTGATTTGACATAGTTAAAAATGATTTAAAATCATTTACTGATAGAATAATTATATTTTTAAATACGTGATATGGAATACCGAATACTTCATCTTCTAAATACTCTTGTACAGATTTCTTACCTGCTTTATCAAACTCAACTCCATTAATTAAGACGCTAAATCTATTTGGTGCAATACCTCGCTCTATTTCTATAGCCATAGTACCACATTGTAAACCAATCTTTACATGAAGTTCTTT